CTAAAAGAGAACCATTTCCTATTTTAAGTATTGCTGTACTTGTTGCATTTGTGTTATTAGTTGCAGAACCTTTTGAAACATTATCAACATATAATGTTATAAGATTATTTTCGTTTCTTGTTACTCTTACCATATGATAAGCACCATCATTATAACCTGCTGATGAACTTGTAATTGTTGCAGTTCCAATCTTAAATGAAACATCACCTGCTGATGATGTATTTACTTCTAACTGCCAACCATCAGTTGCAGTAGTTCTCTTTGATAAAACAGGCATACTTGTTGTTGTTGCTGTCCATTTTAACCAAACTACTACATCAAACTTACCAGAAAAATCCAAACTATCTGAATCAGGTACTTCTATTTTACTATCAGTTCCATTAAAAATTGCATATCTGTCAGCCCATTTACCATCTGAACCATATGTTATATTTGTTGCAGTTCCATGATTATCATTACCACTCTCATCTTTTACAGAAGATTGTAAATTATAAATTGCAGATAGATTATCTAATGTCACATAATCTTGAAGCCAAATTAGACTCTGATTTGAAGAAACTGTTTTGTTTGGAGGTATAGCTACTCTTATTTGATCTATAGCTCTATCTCCTTCTTTTTTTAATGTCACCTCAATAGGAGTTACAACTGCATTATTGAGTATTAATTTTGTAATCAACTAGACACTCACATCTGTTCCAACTGTGAATTCTATACTTGCGTTATATGTAGCCGGATCATTTGCTGATTTGGATATATTAATAGAACTTATTATTCCATATCTCTGTAAAAGATTTGCATTAGCAACATCATCCCATAATTGAAATTCATATTTCTCTTTAGAACCAATACCAATTTTCTCCATTATATGAATAAATGATCTATACGCACCGTCAGGTGTTCTTGGATCAAATGCCGTACCTGCTATAGTGACAGAGTTTATTGGTGTATAACTGGAATCAAGTAAAGGTGAATATGTTTCATTTTTAATAATCCAACTAAACTGTATCTTTTCTGTGTTACCTTCTGCTTTTGTTAAGATTGCTTCAGTCGTATCGTTTTCAGGCATTCCAAATGCTTGTACTGGTATTGTCATACTTTGTGAATATTGACCAATATTCTTTGCTTCGTATATGTATTGTTTATTTGCAGGGTTAGCTGGATCATATCTTATAATGTAAATCTTCATCTAGATCATACCTCTCCTTGAGTTTGCTTCCAATATCCATCTTTGTATATGTGGTTTAAGTTTTTCAAAGTCAGCTTCTTTACTCACGTTACCTATATTAATGTTGAGTATATGATTTATACCACCATTATTACTTTGACCTACAGGCATAATTCTTTCAGCACCATTTTCAGCAAATGCATATCTTTGACCACTAGCACCTATACCAAACACTGGTTCAGTAATTAATCCACCACCTGCAAAGTTTCTTAGATCTCCCATCTGTGGAGCTTGACCAACCATTCCACCTTGAATCCAAGCCATTCTATTTGCTTCATATTTTTCAGCTACACTCCTTGCAATTTTATTATTAGGGTCTGCAACATTTCCAATCTGAACCTGTTTGTTAGCATTTGCTAATATACCTGCACCCTGTCTTGAAATAGTTATACCAAGACCATTTTCTAGATCAGTTTGAGATACACCCATTGCTTTTGCTATACCTTCTATTTCACCTGCTGATTTATATGAACCATCAGAGTTTGTTATTCTTTCCATGTATGACTTTGTACCTCCACCCGGATTTAATCTATTGTATAGAGCATTTTTTTGTACTACTGATTGAACAACATTTGTTCCAGTAGGTGTACTAGGTAATCCACTGCCTGTCATTTGCCCCCAACCATATGAAGCATTACCAAATATTTTGTTTACATTATCTATTGCATCTTGTGATTTTTGTGTCTCTCCAACGTTTGTTGATCTATGGCTAAAGTAATTTAATTGTGATGCTTTGAATGTAGCCAATCTACGTGATAAATCATCTGATACTTTTCCAAACAATTTTTCAATATGTTCGAATGAACCAACTATATTAAATCCAGATATTTTTGTTTTGGTCATAGCTTCTTGGAACATTAATATCTCAGACTGTGAGAAGTCTCCACTCATTCTCATTAATTCAAATATACTAGCAACTTGTGTCATAGCACCACCAGATGTTTCAGCAGATTCAACCATGTCTACTATCTGTGGTTCCCAACCAGTTTTTACTTTAGCAAATGATTTTGCAGTACCCATACCACCACCAACAGAGCCCCACATACCTTGAACAGTTCCTTTACTATGCATTCCAAATTTTTCCATTCCTTCTTCACCATACAAACTATATTTTTGTCTATGGTTTAATGCCCAATACTTGAATGTTTCTCCGTGTTGTGATTTTTCTTGTTCCATCATTTGTTTTAACATCCAATCATCTACACCACTATATCTTTGTGCTGCTTCAAGTTTTACTTGACCTGCTTCTGTTAATGGTGGGAAGAAATGTCCTAATGTAGATGCTATTGAAGCTTCTATTGTTTTCTGTGGGCTTAATAAGAAACCTAAAACTCTCTTTCCTTGTGCTTCACCAAACTTTGACATATCTTTAAATCTCTTATAGAATGGAACTGCTATGTTTTTCATAAAGAATAATAGTATAGGTCTTAAGAAACCACCAATCATATCACCAATAGGTCTAAAGATTAACATAATAGATGTATCAAATAATGATTTCATTGCTTTAAGTAAAGGAGAAGAATCAAATAATTTCTTACCAATCATACCAATAATACTACCACCAACTGCAAACTTTAACATTCCTTTAAACGCATCTTTTGTTTTATCTGCTGAATCTTTGGCTTTCTCATCACCTGTTTTACCTGAAACCATTTGTTTAAATCCAGCACTCATATTTTTAATATGTTTATAGAAACTCACTTGTTGTTGTTTAACTGGAAATGCACCACCACCTACTCCACCTTGTGCTGCAATTGTTTGTCTTTTCCACATCTTCATAGCACCTGCCCATCTTTGTTCTGTTCTTAAAAATGCCTTACCATCAAAAAGAGCATCTTTCATACTTTGCTTATGACTTGATTTTAATACCTTTTCTATAGGATCAAGTAATTTTTTCTCAGCTTGTGTCGGAATTTTCTGACTTCGATTAAGTCCTTTTTGTTGTCTTTGTGCATAATCTCTTAAATCTTTTATATTTTTTGCAGTTGTATCTACACCCAATGATGTAGCTTTAGCAAACTTTGCTAGTTTCTTGATAGATTCCTCTGTGGTATCTTTATCTTCAGCCATATAAATGGTTATGATTTAGACTTATTTAAGTTTCTCTTTTTCTTCTTAGGGCGTTTAACTCTCTGATCACCTACTGGTTGATATGCCTTACCTTGTGCCTGTTTCATATTTCTTTGATATAAATACAGCATATTTTTCAACCATTTAAAAGGTTGTTTATCTACTTGTTTTTTATCCCAGCCCCATTGTGAAGCACAAAACAGATAAATATCTAGAACTATTTCTTCTGTGGAAGTGAGTCGTTGAAAGGACTCATCATCTGGTTCAAGTACTCCCCTAAAGGGTATGCTTCGAGAACTTTATTTCCTATCTCGGTGATTACTTTGTAACCAACTTCATTTAATCCATCAATAGTTATTGGAAAAGGTGCTTTCTTCAATGAATTAAGCATAATTTCTTTTCTATATTTTTGAACGTTATCTAGTAAATTATTATCGTCTGCTACATTAGCAGTTTTCATTATTATAGATTCAAACTTACCAAAAGGCATATCGTCTTCAAATTCAATTGTTTCTATAGTTCCATTTATATCAATCTCAAAGCTCTGAATAGCCATACAAAATATAGAATAAATCGGTAATATAAAGGTTTCCTACTTTGCTGTTGCTGTTGGGTTTACACATACTATGCTTGCTCCTCTTGCTTCAAAGTTAATTGTTTCGAAGACTGGTTCTACTGGAACAATACCGTCAACTGAATGTGAATCAATTGTTACACCGTATAAGTTTACTTTAATTGATTTTTCTGCTGCACCTGAACCACCGTTAGTAAAGGTTAATTCTAATACTGTTGTTGAGCCAGAACCAATTTCTGATGCTGGAGGTGTATCAATTTGGTCAATTAGTTGTTGTAATTTATTATTATCTTTCCATGATGATTGGAATGTACCGTTAATATCAAATCCTTGTCTGTATGATGCAGTTGCTTTATGAGAACCTACTGCGTATAATAGGTTTGCATTTTGTGTAAATGACAATGATAAGTTTTGTACTTCTGCTACGGTTGTTAAACTTCCACCTGCTGGTGTCCATTTCAATACACCGTGTGCAAATGTATATGGGAAATTAATATCGTCTGCTGCTGGAGTTGAATCTAGTGATGTTGTTGCATCTCCTTCAGAACCAAATGTTATGTCTGCTGAACAGTTTACTAAATCGTCAACTGCTGTGTTAATTGTAAAACCTGTTAAAATACAACCAAGCATTTTTCTTGCTATGTTTTCTGTTTCCCCTGCAAATCCTACTTCTGTACTAAATGAAGTAACTGTTTTTGGTGGTGTTGCATATGTGTGAGTGTAAGGTGCTGAAGAACCAGATGTTGTGGCTGCCCCATATAATGCTTTCAAAAGCCAAGGGTTTGATAGTATAAAGTCTACTGAAACACTACCAGTCTGTTGACCATAAGCAAATGCTTCTCTTTCAACTTGATTTAATTTTCTTATATCTTTTCTAGAGTTGTTTAATGTGATTGTTCCTACTGATTGTTGTAGTCCAAAAGGCTTGTCAAATCCACTAGATACTGAACCGAATGTTGATTCCCATCCGTATTGAATATATCCATGTGCGCCTGTTCTTACCATGATAATATCATTCCCCTCTATAAGTATTTAAATATTACCTATGGATCCATTTTTCTATATGTGACTTCATATTCATGTCTAAACATATTTCTGTATAAATGACTTAGAGGAGTACTACCAATGAGTCTTAAATCGACAAAATCACTCCTTCTTATCTGATCTTTTATGATTCTATCAACTTCATTAACTTTTTTCTCATGGTCTTCTAGGCTCAAATATGTTCTAATATCTAAAGTTATTGTTACTGAATGAAGATGGTTCGTACCATACAAATTAAAGTATTCAATATCCTCGGTGTCAGGCTGTAATAATATTATGGGATTTCTACTATCTCCATAACCAATAGTCTTTTCATCATAAATATTAACTACTCTTGGTGGATAGCCTGCATCATCTGCTCCGGTATTCCATTTTTCCTCTATGAGAGTTTTTATGTCTGCTAATGATGTGTATGTGGCACTTCCCATATTTATAATTCTCTTTCCTTGTATTTATACTTTCAATCTCATATGAAGTTTGGACGGTCGGTTCTTTTTATTTTTGGGTTATATTTATTAATATATGTTGTATTGCCCTTATTATCTCGTCTTTCTTCCCATTTAGTTTTAAATCCTTCATCATGCCATTTCCTTTGAATAGCAAACGCTTTTCGTTCAATTTCTTTTTCAGATAAATCAGCATTATTTGCTGCCACAAAATCCTTCAAAGGTTTCATTTTTACCCATATTCCTACAGGTGTTCTCGCTTCTAAGTAAATTGCATTGAATGCTTCTTCACTTATTACAAATTTAGTTCCTTCCATTTTCAAACTTTTGATTGCAGCACTATTTCTATCCATACCTGTTTCTTCTGCAAATTTATCTCTTAATTCTTCCATAGCATTTAAAAATATTTTAGAAGATTTAGATTGTGCAAAAGTAAATTTTTGTCTTCCTACTGCGAATGCTTCAGAATATCTTCGTCTGTCTTGTGCTGTATCTCTAGACATACCTTCAACTGCTTCTGCTTCTGCTTTCTCTCTCATTTTTTCTATTAGCTCCCAAGCTTTTGCCTGAAAATGTTTTTTAAAACTAAAATCAGGTACTTTCTTTCTCATGAATTTAGTAAAAGAAGATTGTCTTCCAGCTTTTACTCTTTTCGAATCAGTCATCTAGGTTATCGTAAATACTTCTCTACGATTCTCAATACACTTTTCGATGTCTCCTCTCCAATCTTTTTTGATTGATTCAAGATCAACACCTGAACCACCGATTGGTAGTCTGTCCATTCTTAAACTTCCATTGAGAACATCTATTGCTGTCATTTTAACAACACAATCTTCAACATCATATGGTATAGTAGCATCACCTGCATAACCCTCTCCACCATATCTATATGTAACTCTTACTCTGTTCTTTCTTAAAATTGAAAATATAAAACCTCTAAGATGTATAACACCTCTTTCATAGTTTGCATCATACCATTGAGAGTTTCCAATTATATTTTCCCAAGTAGATGAAGATCCTTGCCAAATTTCTATTTTATCTCCTTCTGATGTGTTTAAGTCATATACATTTCTGTGCTGTAGAAATACTGGAGTACCCCAACCAAAAGTATAAAGTAATGGTAAATCATGTAATTCTCTTGTCTTGGTTTTTAATCTCCAAGCATGACCTGTTCTTCTGTCAAACTCATCTTCTTTTCGATTTATGATTTTTTCAATTTGAGCCTTATTAGGAATACTAGTAGCAGTAATGGGGATTCTGAGCAAATCTGCAACATCTTCAACTGAACAGTAGGTTGTAGCCATGATAGTGTTGAGGTGATATCGTATTTAAATTTACTTAAAGACGATAAGATATTCAGCATCTCCGGTTATATCACACCTGATACCGTCTTCAAATCTTCTATGAATTCTTCCATTATCTTGAACTTCCTCACCAAATACTGTAAATACTATAGGTGCAGAGTTTGTAGTTCCATTTCTTAATATAATTTTAGAACCAGATGAACCTTTCTTTGTAACTTTAACACCAACTACTACCCCATGTCCACCTTTTACAGTGGCATCAGAATTGACATTTGCTACATCGTGGTTAAGTTCTACCATAATGAGTAATCTATGTGTTCATATATAAACTTTATTGAGAAAAAAAAAGTCGGCTATTTTGGACTCTAGTAGCCTATGACTAGAAATTCGAATACTTTGTTTGCTATTGAGGTACTGTTTGCTACTTCTGCAAATACTGCACCTGCTGAGCCACCTACGGAATAGAGTTTGATTTTCTCATTTGCCTTGTCATATTCTACTTTGTATAGTGAATCGGTAAATTCCGGAATCACTGCAACGAGTGTAGAAATTCTTCCCTCTTTGAGGTCGGCTGCCACTCCGTTGGTTGCATATGCATCAGAGCCACCTGCTGTGACTTTGACTTTATATACTCGCAATTTTGAGGTTAATGCTGCTTGCCATGAAAGTGTCTTTCTGACGTTAGCATTAGTCCAATCTGCTGTACTGACTGTTACTGCCATAACTATTGAAATCAGTTATCTTTTATAAAGTTTCGCTTATATGTGTCTATTAGATTCTGTATTATTCTCCTTCTGTATAGGTTTTGAGGAGATGTTTCAGGTATTCTTTCTATGATAACAATCCAATCAGCATAGTGTTGTTCCCAAGTTTTATCGTCACCGTACATTATGGACACACCCTCGTTTGAGCTGTGTTAGGATTAACACAATCAGGTCTATCAAAAGGAGAATTTGTGCTTGGTGTTGGATCATGGAATGCCAAACCAAACATCATTATAGAGAAAAATAAAATTATAGGAACTATCCAAATCCATTTTGAAAAAATTGGAATGTCTCTATGTGACATAGATATATTTACAGGTTCACCTATTTAAGGGTTAAATCTTTTGATAGATGTCCTTTAGGATAAGCTTTTCTTTCTTTCTCTGTTAGAGGTACGTTCATTATATTATATGATATCTACTAAGCTATAAGCATTTCCCCCCTTAGCATACGCTAAGAAGTATTCAAAAAAAAAAGAAAAAGTATTTTATTCTAGAGTTTGATATCTCTAATCTTTCCTTGTGACTTGAAGTGACGACATACAGTTTCGCCCATAGTTCTGAACACACCTTTCTCAACAAATGCATTGTTAACAAATGGATAGCCCGGTGAACGTCTGGTTGCTTCATAGTATTCAGTTGGGATAGCAACTTGAATTCCAATTCTTGGATATCCGTAGCCTTCTGCATCAGAAGTATCTAATGCGAATAATCTACCGATTTCTGCTGAGTCGGATCCGTTACTTGGTGCATCCTTTGATGGGATGAATGGGATTCCATAGATTGAATCTACGTGAATTCCGACACCGGTTCCTTTGAATGTTTGAATTCCGTTAACGTCGACTTGTACTAATGCTTCACCGTATGGGTTTGGAATACGGACTGAAGGCATATATAAGCCTTGTATTTCGGAGTAAACTTCGTGCGAACCTAGGAATACGTTTGGATCTTTACCTGCTGCAATACGGATCTTTCTTAAGAAAGTACGTAGTGTATCGTCGGTAAGGACACCGTTAGTACCAATGGTACCTGAAGCTGATTCTACTGTTGAGTCGAAATCGGTTCCACTATCTCTGTCAATGGTTGCGTTTGCAGCCCATGGATCATAGTAACCACTGTGTGAACCACCTAGTGCATCTTCTTCAGCATCGCTGGAGATGATTCTATCTAAGGATTCGAAGTTGCTGTGACCTGAGTTGTTTCCAGAAGCACCTGCTGCTTCTGATTCTACGTCAGCCAATAACATTCTGTTTAGGAATTCTTTGTGTTGTACAGCCATGTACAATCTGAGTGAACCAAGTCCACCCCAGATATCATCTTTAGAGTGTGTAGCCAACCATTCCATAACTTCAGATGCACTGAAAGGCAACTGAGCTGTTTTTGGACGTACATCAATTTCTTGAAGTGTTGGTTTTACGGTCTCTGCGATGTTTCCTCCCTCTGCTGTACCACCTAAAGCAGTGTTGCCTTGGTTGGTATTAAGGGTTGGTTTTGCTGTAATTACACGCCATCCAGATTTATCCCATGGATATTTTGGTAAGATACCAAATGCATTTGCTTCAAGGTTTAATTGAGCCCATGCGTATGCTCCAAAGATTGCGTTGAATGTACCAGTTGTTGATGTTGTAACTGGAGAGTCTGCTTTTCTTAGGAGGTTTCTGTTATAACCATAGTAGAGTGCTTCGAGTTCATCAATAGTTTTAATTGCAACCATTTTAGAATCCTCTTACCTCTTCTTCTGAAGGTTTGTAGTATTTCCCTGCAAGAATGTCTTGTGCAACTTTACTTAGTCCTTCATAACCTTCTGTTCGTGCATCTTTCAAGATTGGTGAATAATCTTTAGAAGATTTTTCAATAGTCTCGAGTGCTGCACCCGGTCTTGGAGTTTCTGTTGTAAAGCTGTGTTGAGATTTTGTGACCAATTCGGCTTTCTCTTGCATTGCTAATCCACCATTATCGCCTTCAGGTTTCTTTTCACCAGATCTGTCATCATCTAATCCAGATTGGATAGAGTTTGATTGATAGGTGTTTGGAGTTTTTACTTGTGCTCCAACATCGTCTCCACCTTCGGAACCTGATGGTTTCAATGGTAAGTCGGTTGGGGTCTCAAGTGCTTTAAGTCTTCCATCAATTGATTTGATTGAAGTTGCGACACCAGTTTGTCCTTCTGCGAGTGATTTGATTTGCTCTACAAGGGAGTCGATTGAAGTTTTGATAGCATCCTTTGGATCATCCTTTTCGTCTTGGTCGTCAGCTTTGACTTCCTCGACAGGTTTTTCCTCTACTGGAGCTTCTTTCTTCTCTTCGTCTACAATTTTCTTGTCAGAATCGCTCATGTTATTATTATATTTAACTTTTTCGGGGTTTATATATTTTTCTGTTTCTACATCTTGAACCGGTGAAACTTGATTTAATATCTCATTTCCTTGTTGTGCAGTGTTAAAACCACCTAAACCTCTTACTCCACTACCTCTACCTTGAGTTGCTGCATCCTTATTAGATTCTTCAATAATATCTCCATGTTCTGGATTTTTTGGTTGTGGATGACCTGTTCCTTGAAAATCTTCTTTAATTTTACGTCCAGAGCTGGAATTCTCGTCTACATCTTGATTATACATACCGTGTGTGTTCTGATCAGTCTCAGCATCTGATACGCCTTCTTTACCTTGATCACTATCATGTGGGTGTTTATGTTCTGTTCCATCATCATGTTTTACGAATGAACCTACTATTTTCTCTGCTTGCTCATGTGTTTTTCCATCTGCTACTAGTTTTGCTACTTTACCTTCAAATGTATCTGATTCTGATAGGTTAGCATCTTTAGTTACAGCACATCCAAATTTATCACAATTTATCTTCATTTTACCATTATCTAAAACCTTACCACCTGTCATTGCTTTTGCTAGTGGATTAAAGTCAGTTATTAATGCTAATGGAACTGCTGGGTCTTCACAGACTGCTACTTCATAATGTTCTAAATCTTTTAGTGCATATGCTACTGAACCATCTTTCATAGTGATTGGTTCTCTTTCTGCTTTAGTTGCACCTCCAAATGACAAGCCTTTATACTCACCAGTTGTTATTTTCTTCCAAATCTCATCATCTAACTCATAATTCTTATGTATTTTACCTGTAATTTTTATAGCTGGTATTTCAACACCTGCTTCATCTTTAATCTCTAATCTTGCAAAATTAATACCTTTTCCAACTACTCTATTACTATGTGTGTCTGTAATAGGTGCACCTCTATCCATCCATACAGGTAGGACTTTCATTAACTCATCTGTGACTGTAATCTCATTTTGTTTGTCTCTCATCTGTACTGTGAGTATTCCTTCAAAGAATCTCTCATCAGAATTAATTGCTTCGAGACTTTTAGTTATAGTTTGATTAAAAATCAAAGGATCCATACTACTAACAATTCATTCATTAAGTATATAAAGTTTGATAAAAAAAGGAATGTAGGGTGGGTAATTTACCCAAAATATTGCCTACTCTTACTCTTTCTTTGCTTTTGAAACAGCGAAGTCTGCTGCGAAACCGGTAGTTAGACCTATTAAGCCTAGACCAACCAAACCAACTCCTTCTACTGCAATAGTCTGTGAGACTGCAATTGCAGCGAATGTCGAGATGATTAGAGCACCTGCGAGCTTTCTTGCTGAGTATGCTTTTTCCTCAGAGTTCAAGTAGCCTCTCAAAGTGTTCAAGCCTGCACCAACGACTGCTGCTACAACAGTGATTAATACTGGATCGACCATGTCAGCTCAACAGAATACGGTTATATAAACTTTATTTAAAAACTAGGCATAGGAAGCAAAACTTATCATGGAACTCTTTTATCCATTCACAAGAACGTTTATTTTCTTTTTTTGTCAACCTGTTTACCCCATTCGGATGCTTCTTTAGATATAGCAAGACCTGTTACAAAGGCTGCTGAAATTAATGCAATTAAGAGAGACATCTCAAATGTAACTCCTACATCATATATGGATTCGGCTACATTACCACCCACTAATGGAGAGAAAAATGACACTCCAAAGTTTCCAGTTATCCGGGCTGCTGATCTTGCTACGTTCATATAATAATCATATATTTCTAGTATATAATTATTCCATCTTTCTTAGAAAATTTTTACTTACTAATTCTAAAATAATCTCTGGGTCTGAATTCACGAGGTCAAAGAATAACATATCTGCGTTAGAATGACCAGAGTAGTGACCACACACATAACAAATCCATAATTCATGAACATCGTCTGTGTAACCATACATATTTTTACCACATGAAGAACAATTCTTCTTGTCAGTCATGAGAAAAAAAGGAATCGTTTATTAATAAGTTTTTCCACATCGTAATATGGCAACTACATTCCATGTATATGATTCTTTCAGTACATATAGAAAACTATATGATAAAAAATCAGATTCAATTTTATTTGAAGCTGACATAACCGATTGTTATATTAAAGGAGAACATCTTTGGATTGTAACAAATACAAACTTGGAAAAAGAAAGACCACAACTAAATAGAACTATAGTCCATTTTAGAAATAATGATATAAGTAAATATGAAGAAGGTGATGAAAAACTTGTAAAGTATAAAGAGTCTAGATATAATCCAAAGAACGACCAAATAGAATTTTGCACAAGACGTTTTAGAAAACCCATGATGGTTATGAGAGTTGGTAGGTTTCATGGAGACAAACCAAAGAAACCAGTTAAACTAGATTGGACATATAGACTATACGATATAACATCTGATAGAGTGAATTTGGTGCTATTAGATGGTTAATCTCGATTTTCTTTCATTAAAGTCATTAGGTTTAACAAATCAAAAGTTAGACGATGTGGTTGATAGATTAGAAAGTATACAAAAACTCTTAGAGTTATTATTAACTCCACCTGATCTTAAAGAATATGAAAAATGGAAATTAGAAAAAAGAAAGGGT